GTCCAGCGTCCAGACCACTTCGCGCGGGGTGAACCGGTGTGCGATGTAGTTTTCGATCCTCGCCCAGACCGCTTGTGAGTTGAGCGATTCAGCCGCATCCGAAAGCCCGTCGGGGAGGCCGGGGTTATTCGCCGGGACGGCCTCAATCTGCTTAATGAGTTCGATCATCAGGGCCTCCAGCGGTTGAGGGTGCGATGCAGGCCTGCAGCCGGATCATCGGGCAGCGCGATGCCGCCGGGGGTCCAGTTGCGGGCTTCGATTTGCGCAGAGGGGTAAGCGGCCCGCGTTACAGCCGAGACTTCCACCAGTTCCGCAGCGGTGATGCTGCGATGAACAACCTCGCCGTCGCGGGTGATGATCTCGCCGCCCTTAGCCACGCGAAAGCCCGGTGACAGGCCCCGGATAAGCCCCGCACCGTGAGCGGCGAGGAAGTCCCGCGCCCATGATGTGTGAGCCGCAACCGTCGCTTCGAATGTCAGGGCGTCGTCATCCTCCCGGACCTCCAGCGTTCCCGCCATCCGGCTTGCCAGCGGTTTTTCGAAGTCATGCCCGCTGAGAAAGTGCAGTTCATCATCGGAGTTGACGCGGGAGGCAAAGGCCCCCCGCGCGATGGTTTCGAAGTATCCCGGTGCAAGCTGCGTCCGGGCGTTGTAGGGGAAGCGGCCCGCCACGCGAACCGCCTCGCCCTCTTGGCGAACCTCAAGCCCGCCTAGCGAACCGCCCCACAACATTAACGGATGCCCGTCAGGATTTCGAGTTGCACGCCGCGCGCAACAGTCACGTCCATGGTCACGAGGCCGGTCAAACGAAGCTGGCCAGACTTTGCATCGGTGTAGGGGTCCCGGATCATATCGACCGCGCCCCACATGCCGACAAAGATAGGCGAAACGCCGTTCGTGGCAGTGGACAGCAGCGCCGTGCTTTCCAGCGGGTCACCCGCCGGGGCAGCAAGGCCGTTCGTCGTCAGCACCACGCTGCCAATCTTGGCAACCATCCGGTCCCATTCGGAAACCGTCGTGGCGGTCAGCAGGTCGTCATCCATGCTATCGAACACCTCGGGCCGCAACAGCAGGTTGATGGCGTCAAGGCTGTTCGCCGCATTCGCCGTCATGAAACGCACTGCAGCCGCGCGGAACGCTGCATAGGACGCAGCCGCATCGATGGCCGTGGAGGTGATGCCGTAGGTCGCCGCGCCGGTGATGACGCCGAGCGGTTCGCCGCTGGCACCGGAGCCACGGAAAATAGCCCGGTCCGATTCCTGCAGGATGGCAGCGGCCATGTCCCGGCGCACCGCCTGTTCCAGTCCCGCGCCCGACTGTTTCAGAGCCTTGCGCGTGATCTTCATCCCGACGCCGAGCGTGTGGTCCGGGGTAAGCGGACGATCCACCGTGGTATAGGCCTGCGGCCCCGGAACGTCGCCGGTCTCAGTGCCAGCCCAGCCGGGTTGCGCGCCGCCGGTTGCAACCGGATATTCGACTTCGCCGACGCCGATATTGATCATCCGAGCGCCCATGCGGGTCGCAGAGGACGACGCAAAAATGCGTTCGATAATCGGCATAGTCTCACGCGGGTTAGGGACGCCGCTGGCAATGGTTTCGCCAGCACGGGTTTCCAGCGCCTCCAGTGGCACCGGGACGCCCTGAAAGCCGCCCTTGCTGCGCAATTCCTGCACCATCTCGGCAGTGGCACCGTCGAGATTGCGGCCCTCGTCGAGCGCAAGCGCGACTTGGCGAACCTCAAAGCGACTGGCCATCTCGGCCCATTCCTTGCCCGAACGGGTTTCGAGTTCGGCCCCGGCTTCGCGCCGTTCCTCGTCCTCGGCGATCAGGGACGCGCGATAGCGGGTTTCATTCGTCCGATATTCCTTGTCGAGCGCTTCCATCGAACGGGTTTCGTCCTCGGTCGGGCTGGCCTTGCCTGCCAGTTCGGCGAGGCTCTGACGGATTTCCGACTGACGCCGGGTGATTTTGAGAGATTCCAACATGGTCTAAGTGTCCTGTATTTCTGGGGAGGAGAGCTGCATGTTGCGCAGCAGATTGCGCCATTGCTGGCGTTTGGCTGGCAGCGGGGCGTGCCCCACCTCCAACCGCGTCTTGCGGGCATGACAGCGCCCGCAAAGGATCTGTAAATTCGACAGCGCGAAGGCGAGTTCGGGATGCGTCCGCACCGGCTTGATGTGGTCGCATTCAAGCCCGACATGGGTTCCGCACTGGACGCACTGCCAGCCGTCACGCTCCAGCGCCTGCAGCCGCAAGGCCTTCCACCGGGGGCCGCGCGTGACGTGCCGCGAATGACGGGCATATTCCTTGCGCCTAGACAGCATCGCGCACCTGCAATTCGTAAAAGAACACCTCGCCGCCGGGTGACAGAGAGGTGACGCGGATGATGTGCAGCACCTCGCCGCCGATGCGCAGTTGGTCGATTGTGTTCGGGGTGACAGTCAGGCCATCAGCAGCAACAAAAACCCGCCGGTCCGTCATCTCCACGAAGCCGCTAGCGATAAACTGCAGTTCGACCATGTAGGTCGCCGACAGGACGGTGACGGGATAAGGCGTAGGAGGGTCGGGATTAGGAACGAACCCTAACCCATCATTGATCATTGGCAGGGGACGCAGCAGCGTTGCCGCCTGCCCGTGCCGTGCGATCAGCCGCGATGCAATTTGCTTCATCCCCATGCGATGCGTCCTCCTTTGTGCTGAGGGCGGCCCATGATGCGCGATGCCTCGGAGACAGCGAGGACAGCAGCGCAAGCCGCGTCGATGCGGCCCATCGACCGCCCTTTGACGATTTTGGAATTGCCCGCCGGGTCGATGAAAACCGCCGCCTCGGCCATGGCATGACGTAGCAGCGCGCTCTCGGAGACCTGCAGCTTGCCGTCGAACACGTAGCGCCGGAACCGCTCCACATCCTCGGAACCGTCCTTAAAGCCCATGCCGCGCCAGATGACGGGGGCACGGTTGCCGACCTCTGCCAGCCCGTCGCTGATTTCGGATTGCTTGAACCGGTCCGCGACAATTGCCGCGATCTGTTCGCCCTCCACATGATCGAGCACCCGGCGCAGCCATGCCGCCAGCGGGACAGTCTTTTGCCCCATCAGCGCCAGTTCGCCGCGCTTGTGCATCATCGTGTAGAGGTCGCCGACAGCATCAGCCTGCCCGCGTGCATCCAGCGTCGGCACCGTGCCGAACGCGCCCCATGCCTCCAGCCGTCCGCTATCGGGCCAGAAATACGCAGCCCCGGACATTGACGCCGAGCCGCCCGCATCGATGCCGATAACAACCTGGCCTTGCCGTGGTGGCAGCGTGTCAGTCTCGCAGTTCAGCCATTCGCCAAGGTCAATCAGCGCGTCCCGATTATCCTCGGCAACACGTTCGTTGCGGGACAGCAGCCGGAACCGCGACAGGGCAGAACCGCCGCGCGCCAGCGCAAGGGCCGCATCCTCCTGCAGGCGCGTCATACTTGGGCCGATGCCATATTTGCTGCCGGGGTTGGCGATCAGCAGGCTATCGCTATCATCGACAGGCAGGTTAGGCGTCGGGCGATGTTCCTGCCGGTAAACGCCGGGGGCTTCCCTATCCAGCCAGAGGCTAAACGGGTGCATGTCATTCGAGGCCGACGTGCTGATGATCAGGGCCTTGCCGTCACGCTTTGACAGCCCGGTAAGCAGCGCCGCCTCCAGTTCGTCACCCTGAGAGATTGGCCAGTGCCCGCGCTCGTCCAGCACTGCCAGCGTCGGGCTGGAGCCGAGCGCACTCTTGCCGTCGGCAGAGATTGCCTTGATCAGGTGCGGGCCGTTGCCGTCGTCATACTGAATTTCAAACCGGGGTGGCCGCCGGATCGTGACGCTCTCTTGCACGTCCTCGGGTAGCGTGCCGATGAAAGAGACGCAGTAGTTCCACGCGATGCGGGCCTGCTCTTGCGTGCGGGCCGCAATGATCACCTCGCGTTCGGGTGCATCCGACCACGCGCCCACCAGTTCGCCGACGCAAAGCATCGCCGAGATTGACGACTTGCCGTTGCCGCGCCCGACAGACAGGACGCCCACGTTGATGCCGTCGGCAAATGCCCCATCGATGAATTGCACCTGATACGGGGCCAGCTTAACCGACTTGCCTGCCAGCCTGCCCGTCGGAACCTTGAGCGAACGGCAGAACCGCTTGACAAGATTGGCGCGCTTCATGCGTCACCCCCGATATTGTCAGCCGCCAGCAGCAGGCCAGCTTTCGCCTCCGCCACGCCATGAATGGCAACCGCGATTTCGAGCGACGCGATCAGCAGCAAGTCGGCGATATGTGCCGGGGGCAGACCAGCCCGCGCCGCATCATTGACGTCGATCAGCAGGCTCGCGTGAAACGACTGGATGAGTTGTTCCTGCGTCATCCGTGACTCCCAGTGTGTGTAGCTTTTGAGGTTGGGGCGTCGGTGCAGCGGCCCAAGCAAAAGGGGGGCATTGGCACCTGATGCAGGGCCGCCCTCGCCAGCGTGACAATCGTGACACCTCCTAGAGGTGTGTCACGTCTGTCACGGTAACACTGGCCCGCACATGTCACGCACATGTCACGTCTGTCACGGTAGAAGCTATGCATCATCGCGCACCCTCCACACGTAACCGCCAAACTCGCGCACCTCGTCGAGAGTCATCAGCTTATCCTTGGCGCGCTTGAAGGCCTGCCGTGCTGCGCTCTCGCTGGGGCCGGTGGTGAGACCGTGAGCGTCGCAAGCCTCGCGCCAGTGTTCGACCGCGACGATACGGCAGCGGGGATAGTCCTCGCCGGTTCCTGCCTGCCCGTGCTTGTCGAGCGCCTCAGTGAGCGCAGTCATCGCGACTTGATCATTGCCCTTCAGCGCCTTGCGAATGGGCAAAGGCTTGTCGGTCGGTTCGACCACGGCACTCGTCACCGGGTCGCCATCCTTGTCCATGCCGAGCGTGATGGTGCGCAGCGTAAAGTGCAGGTCGCCGGGTGCGATCATGTCCCGCTGTTTCTTGCTGGCAATGCGATGATCAGCGCCGACCAGTATCTCGGTATCCACGGCAGCGCGTAGGGCAGACGATCCGCGCGCGCCGCGTTCCTCTTCCTTGCCGGTGTGGTGAATGACGAGGACGTGAGCGCCGGTCGCTTCCCGGATCAGGTCACAGTTGCGCACGAACATTGCCGCATCCTTGGCAGTGTTTTCGTCGCCGTCGCCAATCGACCGGGCCAACGTATCGACCACGATAAGAACGGGCCTCAGGTCGCCGAGCAAGTGAGCGATGATTGTCGCATCGCCGTTGCCGTGCAGGTCCACGCCAATCGGCAACAGGTAGAAGGGCGCGTCGGCCATATGCGGATATTCAGCTTTGAACGCCGCCAGCCTGTTAAGGACGCCGGAACCGCCCTCAGCCGCGATGTAGAGCACAGGGCCGGGATTGATCTTGCAGCCTCTCCACGCCTCTCCAGCGGCGACGTGCATGGCAAGGTCGAGCACCACGAAGGTCTTGCCCGCGTTGGACGGGCCGTAGACCATCGAAAGCCCGTTCGCGCTGAGCCAGCCTTTGACGAGATAGTTGACCTCCAGCACCGGCTTGATTGCGTCGAGCCGCACCAGCTTGCGCTTGATCTCGGCGAAACGGGTCCCTGCCGGGGCTTTGTTCGGAGATGCGTCGGGCAGCACCGGCCCAAATGCGTCAAACGTGAGCGCGTCGGCCTCGTCCCGAACCTCGGGGGGCAGATTGCGGGTAAAGGCGTCAAACATCACAGGCCCGCCTCCCGCTCTAGGTGGTCGGCGAGGAAAGCGGCCTGCACCATCGCGCGGCAGTAACCGACCGCGATCTTGAGACGCGCGACCGGCACGTCGGCGAACACATAGGCACCAGCGCACTCGTGAGCGTCGATAGCGTGATTGGTCGCAATCGGGCTGTCAGTGCGCCCGCGCAGCATTGCCGCATAGTCTCGGGCTTTCAGCAGCGCCTCGCGTTGCTCCAGTTCCTCGCCGTCCTGACAATCAGGGACGAAGCTGCGAACGTGAAAAGCAAGGTCACTCATTGCGCCGCCCTCCCGTTTTCGGTAGAACGAGACTGCATCGCGCGACCCAGTTGATGCGCCGCCCTCGCCACGGTTGCAGCCGTAGCGAGGGCATTTTCATTCGGAGTGCCGAGCGGGCTTTCGGGGTTAGCCATCGCATTCGCGACCCGGCGGAATCCCGTGAGCGACAAAGTGCCGGTTAGCCGCTGTTTGCCCCTGATTTCATTGGATTGTTGCACCCCTGTCGGGTGCGCCAGCTTTTCAATGGGTTAATGAGAAGTTTCGAGGGCCACTCTCGGCCAGGGCAGCGGCTAGGGAACTCTCAAGCGTTTGCCCTGGCCCCGCCCCCCGGCAGATCAGGCCATCGCGACCAGCTCGCGGAAGTCCGTTTCCCGCAATATGCGGATGGGAAAGCCCTTGGCCACGAGCTCCTCGGCCTTGCGGTGCTTCGAGCTCTTCTCGTGGCCCGCCAGCCGCATCACGTCCGTATCCCCGACGACCAGCAGCGTTGTCTTCTTCGTCACACCCGAATCAACCTCACAGCCCACCGAGGCAGCTAGCTCGGCCGCTTCACGTCGAGGGATCGCAAGCGCTCCGGTGAACACAATCACCTCGTCATACAGCGAGCCATCGGCGTTGCCGTCAC